GCGCTTCGTGAGAATAATTCCGTATCCCCTTGCTATCTCTGCGGTAGCCACCGAACCATTTAGAACCAAAGGAAAGCTGAAATCCAATATAGCCAACAAGTTCGGGATCGAACTCTGAAATATTATCTTTTATTCTGTTGTACAATTCTTCGCTTACATTTTTTGGTGGAACCCAACCTTTCGATAGCGATTCAAGCAAGCAAATAAGATATGTATTCACATCATTCCCAATTCTATTGCCATCAACCTTATCAATAAGATTTGCGCCACCTACAAATGGCTCAACATACCATTGATTAGGTTTTCTGTCTTTTAAAATTATTGGTAGAATATCTTTGGCTATTCTGTTCTTCGAACCCATGTATTTCATAATGTGGTATTTGTTAAATGATTAATAAAACAAATATACGATATATAGTTACTCTCCCGACATTTTCTATAATAAATATCCGTAGTTTAGAACGATTCCAAAGTGCAAAAGGAATGAAATTTTAGATTTTTTATTTTTGGGAATTAGTTTCTCTTTTTGATACCACGTTTCTTTCTTCCGGTATAATGTAGGTACTCTTTCTCAAATGCTTTGGTTATAAGGTATCTCATCGCATCTAAACAATTATGAACCAGTATGTTATTAGCAAAGTATTCGTGTTTATCTTCAACCATTAAGTCGTAGACGTTCTCGTAGTCGTCTTGCCTTGTATTTATTATCGCACTTAGTTGTACAATATTTTTTACACTTAGATGTCGTGATAAATTCTGTCCCACAGTTTGTACAGATAGCACTTCTTTGCTCTCCGAAGATAGACTCTCTGGAGTGTTTACTGTGCCATAACAACCCCTCCGGTGATGAATGCCATGCTTTTGAGGCAGGTATAGCATTCTCGATAAGATTCTTAGTTCTCTCTTGCTTTTTAGAGTCAGGGAGACTATCGTAATGAGTCCTTGCATGAACAGTAGCAGTGACCTTTTCAAAGTTTGAAGTTTCATTATTAAGAGTATCTTCATCCTTATGATGGATGTGCATACCTTTTTCAATTTCTCCGACTTCACATTCATATTTGTACACATGGAGTCGCTTCTTTTTCTTGCCAACCCATCCAGAATAGTACAATCTGCATTCTCTGTTTTCCGATTCAGGGTATCTCCTGAAATTGATTCCTCTGTAAATAATAAGTTCTGATAGCATATTTTTTGTTTTTGTTCGTCAAAGATACAACAAATACCTTTACGAATCAAGTCAACATGGATAAAGTTATTGTCTACCCAAAACTTATGCTCAGGTGTACACGAAATCGCAATAGACCCAATTTTGTATTTTTTTATTTTTTGGATTCCATTATCGAATACCTTGACCACAGGTTTATAACCATCTCGTGTCAATACAAGCTGTCCTACGGTAATTTGATCAATTCTGACCTGTCCTATTGATGTAGTGATCAAAGTGTCTCCTGTGAAGCAATGGCCATGTTCCTCATACGTTACCCCTGTTATAGGATTCTTCTTCTTGGACTTCTTCATCGTTCCATCAGAGTCCTCTAAAGTGTGTTCATAGTCATAAATAGAGGTTGTACAACGAGAGGAAATCGCAATAGTGACGTTTTGATTGCCCGAAAAAATTTGGTTTATAAAGCCACCTGACTGAACAACAGAGGGGTTAACCGACTGCAACCTTAGCACTGGTCTATAATCGACAAGGTACTTGAACACATCAGTATAGAAGTTCTCGCCTTTCTCTTTTGCCGTGTCTTCTTTCTTGCTTGTCCTGTCACCGTAAACAAATAAACCCTTAACCAAGTGAACCGGGTAACGTTTTTTAAACTCATTACACAAGTGATGCCGTCTATTGTATGGATCAACTAAACATAGTTCGTCTATCTGGTAAGCATTAAAGCCGTCTATCTGCCAGACCAACATCGTTATATAGGGATTTACATTTTCATCAAATACGATATGTAAAGGTAACTCCGGGTTGTATTGCAATAACTTTACATGCTTATCACTATTAAAGTCCTTTAGAAACTCACCTCCAAAGATGACTTTGCCCCATTCACCCAGCACATTGACCCGGTAACTCATTGGATTTTTAAATTGCAGGTCATAATATTCAGACATTAAGTTAATATCTTTATATCCATATGAACCATCAGGTGACCCGACAATCCAATAATTGTCTAAGTAATTAGTTTTAATCAGTATGCACTTGCCATCAGTTGATATGTGTACAAAGCTATCTGGGTTAGGTAACTCATATTTATCTGACTTAACAAAGGTATAACTATCTATTAACTTAGTCTTCACCCAGCTTAACTCATCAGTAGGATTCCATGAAGCAATAATCTTTTGTCCTTCGATGCCTCTCAACGATAGGTTAAACTGATCGTATTCCGATTGCTCAAAATGATTAAGTTCATCTAAGTACACATATTTATAAGATTCTATTCCCTTAGCCTTTTCTGGGTCATCTAATCCACGTAACACTATCTCAGATTGATCACCATTTTGACCGATACAAAGATACCTTCTATCTTGTTTAGAGAAAGCAGGATACAAATATTGAGAATCAATCGCAAGGTTAAAAGACTTTTTTAATGTTGTCGGGATAATTGCACTTTGTTTCCGGAATGCAATACTATTAACTAAATTTATATATGCTTCCTTTGCTAGTACCTGACAAATTGAGATTGTCTTACTACTTGACTTACCGCCATAAATTAAGACAGTTCTAATAGTTGTATCCTTTAGAACTGAGTTTAAAATGAAATATAATGGATTATAGTATTTTTTACTAAATATGACTGCCATAATTTACCCTTTATTATGTAAGTGTTTGATTTTTAACAGTAGTGTTAAGATTTAATTAATCTTGGTAGTCTTCTTGCTCAAGCTCAAGACCTATCTTTTTGACTGTTATTGTTTGTTTGTCGGTTAATCCAAGGTCACGAGCTATGATGTTGGCATTAAAGTAGCCTACTGAAGCACCTACAAACTTTTGATCGTATATTGTTTGCTTTACGTATGTACAGACAAAGGAAAAATCATTTGATAATTCATCTGTTTTACCTTTTAATCCATCTGCAAAATCATTAAAGTATTGAATACTAACACCTAAGTAATTTGTCAGTCCTGCATATGTGTAAGGTCGTTTTGTTGGTATGTGTACCAATGAATTAAACACGTCTTTAATATCGGAACTTTCAAGACCTGCAAAGCTTTTAATATTCATTGATCCCTTCTTTTGTTCTACTAATATTTCCGGGTTATTGTCACACCAATTGAAATATTCTATACAAGCTTCTTTTAAAAGTTCAGGAGTAGAAAAGAGCTTGTCTCTGCCATGTTTTGAGCGTTGTTTCCAAAATTGGTTACCTACTTCAAACATATTATATAATATTATAGATTAATAAACATTTAAAACAAAATAAAATAGTTTTCTTTTTAATAAAAATATGTCTCTTTATTGAGCCATATTTTAAACTGTAATATTTAGAAAACTATTTTAAAAAAAAATAACTTTTAAAACAAATTAACTCTTTTTATTACTGTTTAAACTTTTAAAACAATTTTTAAAACAAATTTAAAAGAGTTAAAATCTTAATTTAAAACAGTTTAGTACGTTTCAGAAAGTTAGTTCGCTACAGACAGTTTGCTAGTCGAAGTTAGTTGATAAATGTACAATAATCAAGTGGCAAATAGCAAATAAAACTTAATCAAGTTATTAACAGCTCTTTTTAACTCTTTATTTATCAATTGTTTAAAAGCATTATTAAGAATTATTCTATATTAATACAACTATTAACAATATAACGTTTTATAACCTTTGTAACTATCTAATAATCAGTATCAATTTGTTAAGAATTTAACGTAATAATTTGAAAATAAATTACAAAAGACTTGCATACACTCTCAATTTGTTGTATCTTTATATCATAATCAATCACAACAATTTAAAACAAACATCATGAACACACTATTGAAATTTACCGGAAACATTGAAGGTTTTAACGCTAATTGTGTTAGCAATATTAAAGATTTT